AAACCGGAAGCCAGCCCACCGGTAAGCCTGTCGGCCCCTTCGAGGGCTTTCTTACTGGACTCGCCTAAATCGTCAAACGCTTTCTCCGCCGCTTCGAGGGCGTTATCTAGGTCGGACGTGTCGGCCTTAATATCTACTACTACCTCTTTTTTAGCCATGGAAAAGGCGATATATCACGTACAACAAAAGGCCGTACCAGCCGAAGAAAACCAGTGATGCCAGCACCACGTCTAAAACCTTATGCCATACAGGACGGCGCGGCTTCTTCAGAAGGTGCAGAGCATCGATAATATAACCGAAGTCCTTGCATCCTTTAACTCGGAACTCTTTCGGGGTCATGGCTGGTAACAATAAGCCGTGGTAACGTCGTAGATAAAGCCGTAACGCTCGCAGCACGTCCGGTTTACGGTGAAGATACTTGACCCCGTAGACGTGGTAAACTCGATTCTTCCCGTACGCCCCGTAGCCGGGAGGTACGTACAGTCCCGAATGGTTCCTAGAATCTTGAGGAGTTTAACCGTTACCGTTCCGTCTGTGGTAGGGTCGTATCCCGATATTTCGAGTACCCTCCAGTACGTATCAAAGAGGTAGATTTTATCGCTCCATTCGAACGTAGAGAGGTCGTAGGGTTCAAGCCGGAAGGTGGCCGTAAGTATCCGCGCGTCGGAAGAATACAGCTGGTTTGCGTATAGCTGCCAGTACTTGTTGTAGAGCGTGTCGTAGGGGTTCGCGGTAATATCGAAGAACGGAAGTTCGATACCGAACATCAGAGAATCGGCAGGTACGTCCGCATCTTGCGTGTTGTTCGTATCGAACTGTCCGAAGAAAGGCAGGTCGTGCGCTACCGCCGTTCCTGCATTGTCCACGAGGATACTTGTTCCGAGTTGCCCGTTCCAGTATGCCAGTCGTGCCTTTACTTCTGGTAACGAGGCGTCGTCCTGCGCCTCCGCAGAAATCAAACGGAGGATATTAAGTGGCGTGTCTGGAATAAGGGACGTGACAAACGGAGCGAAGCCGGAGGTAATGATTTCTTCCCCTGTAGCGAAGTCGTTCGCCGGGTCGAGGATTTCGTGCTGTCCGTAAACGCGGGAGGTCGAGTTCTGGAAGGTGACGTTTACGAGGTCCTCCCCTTCGGAGTGGGTCCATACGTACCGCTTCTTCTGAAGGTCCGAAGTCGGGGTAACGGTAATATCCATTCCGAGGTCTATCTTATTGGTCCAGTCCTTTTTGTCCCCAGTGGACATATAGTCGTTAAAGGGTTCTATATAGATTTTCTTCGGGTTGACGCGGTCGGGGATAAATACGAGGTTGAAACACTTCTGGAGACCCATCAGGAAATCAATTTGCCGCATCTTTGGCATGTTCCGCGCGGTGTCCAGAGTCGAAACCCACGGGAGCACGCTTGAGATATGCCACGAGGTTCCTCCTATTCCTACTTTGCTGCCATTTGATTTGAAGGTAATATTCCCCGCGCTGGTCTGAACCTGTAATTTCCACGTGGTACCTGCGGTGAAATTTCCGGAGAATAATCTCTGGACATTGACGCCCCCTAAAGTTGGAGCAATGGTATAGTTTGTCGTTCCGTCCGTCAGTCTTAATTGAGCCGTAGCCCCCGGTGTTGCAATGGTTACGTTGTAATAAAAAGACATGGTATAGAACCCGGTCACGGGAACGGTCCACGTGGCGGTAGCAAAGTCGGCCCCTAAATCATAGAAGGGGCTGCCTTCCTGAAAAGTAACGTCTGTAAATGTAGTAGGAGCGGTCAACGTCAGGTCGGAGGTTCTGCCTACCCAAAACTTCATAGAATCGAGGTCTTCGGTAAACCGTAGGTTACGCCCTCCCCCGTGGAGCATCATATATAGGTCCGACTGTCCCGAAAGCCACGTAGACGCGTATTCAAAACCCGCCGCTTCGAAGATTTCTTTAACCACCTCCTCGACCCGGATAAACGGGGTAAAGTCCGAAGGGTACATCTTCGAGGTGCCGGGGTTGCTGGATTCGTTCCAGTTCCGAAACCTGTCTACTACCCCGTACCTCACGTCTCCCGAAAGGAGGGACCCGCTCCAACTTCCCGTTACGTTCGAGTAGCTAACCGAGTGGTCAAAGGCCGATAAATCCAAGTCCGACAAAAGGGCCTCCCCTACCGATTTCGCGAGGTCCGCCGTCTCCCCAAAGAACGCTACCTCGACATCTACGAACTGTCCTCCCGTGATATACCAACCCTTGACCTGAATATATCCCTGCATAATCAGTACCCCGCCGTCCATCAGACGAACGGGTATCTTCTCTTTGAGGTCGTACGCCGGAACCTGTGCGAGCGTGTAGGGTCCGAATACGTCCTCGTTCTTCGGAGTCAGAGGAACGCGGAATGTCTGCGAGTATCCGGAGGTCGGTTTGTTTACCTGCGTAATATCCGTAAACGCGTACGTGAGGTTTACGGGTTCGAACTCGTAAATCTCCAGTTCCTTCCACGTGGTCCGGTATGCGAGAATCGTTAGCATCGGATAACTTGAGCGAGTTCTACGTTTAGGGCTAGCTGGGTCACGCGTCCGTCTGCGGTAGTCTTATAGGTCGCTTGAGAGGTGGTAACAGTTACCGGATTCCATACCCCGTCGATTTTCGCGTACACCTTCCGCGAGCGGAGCAGGAACGGGAGCAGTTTAGAATCTGCGACGTTAAACAGGCCGTTTAGGATATACTGGAGTTTCGCGGTCTTCTGGTACGCCTCTACCTCCGGGTTAAAACTCTGGAACGTGTAGGTAGTCGCGTCGTAATTGCCGAGGGCCTTCCGGTAGGTCTTTTCTTCGGTCGTGATACTACGCCCCGGCCGCCCTTCGAACTTGAGATAGTCCCACCCGCCCCGCGAGTTCGCGAAAGCCACCTGTACCGCTTGGTCTTTGTAGTCTGTGCAGTCCCGAACAATTTTCAGGGTGTTTCCTTCTTGTTGTCCTGTTCCGTTTTGAGGGGTAATAATTAGTTGACTCCAAGAGGTCGCGGAGAAAATCGGAGTAAGGACCTGTGCGGGCATGATACCCGCGTAAACCAGAAAGCCGTTTACCGGGGAGGTCGCGGACGGGAGTTGTGCGCCGTTCGTCGTGTTGAGGTCTTTTGTTAGGGTAGTCGGTGAACCCGTCGGGGGTATAAGCTGGAAAGCCAGACGCGTAACGTCGGAGACCGTGTTGTTATTGATAAACGCGAAGAATCCTTCGTCGTCGTCCGCCGCTTCTATCGTAATTACGTTATTTACGGGTTCCCGGTCGGTTAACCAGAACTTCTTGGTACTGGCGGTTCCGTAGTAATCCGAGAACGAGGGATGCAGGCCGCTAGAAACCTGCTCGTACCCGTCCATCACGTAGATATACTTCGTGGCTTGTGCGAGCGCCTCCGTTCCCGTGTATTCCCCGATTTTTACTTCGTACTTGTTCATGTTCCCGTTACTCCGGGTGTACGGGAGCGTCGAGTAATCGAAGAGCAGGGTAGAAGCGCCGTATACCTTTTCGTCTACCCGCGTCCGCCCCTGAATTACTCGGTTTAAGTCGAAATGCGCCCGGTTATTAGAATTCGGCTTGAGGTAATATTTCCCTATCTCCGTCCCGTTCTCGAATACCTGAACGATAAACGCGAACGCGTCCGTAATCGTGAGGGACGTTTGTAGCGTGTAGATAAGGGGTTGACCCGCGGGCATCCACGTTTCCGAAGGGTTAGACGTAAAGGAAGCGGCCATTTATTTCGGTTTCAGAGTAACAGTTATAGGGCTGGCTTTGGCTACTAGCTTTTCTACGAAGGACTCCCCTACGGCCTGTGCGAGTTTGTCGCCCTTCCTTCGGATAGCCCATTCGAAGCCGTTAACGAAATAACGAACGCCGGGTATTCCTTTACGCTTGATACTTCGCGCAATCAGGAAAGCGGCGGAGTTTAGTTTCGCTTCCGTCTGTTTGATAAAGGCCCCTGTTTTGGGGTCGCGGAGGCGGACGGGTTTCACCTTCATCCACTCCCGTACCGCTTCTGTAGGTGGCTGTTTGGTTCGGTACGAGAACGGGGAGCCGTGCCGTACTTGATTCCCATTTACGCCCCAGTGGACGTACGAGGCGTATTCGTTCGCTTTCCCTTTGGCGTATAGCTGAATTTCTTTAACTCCTGTCTTCCCGTAGCGGAACTTAAAAGCGAGGGACCCCTGGAGGGTACGCGTAGCTACTCCGTACCGGGGGTTCTTCCCGATTCGTTTGGTTCCTAGTTCGCGCTTCGAAGCATTTACTACTTCTTCTGCAAACTCTATCCACGCTTTGTCTGCCTCTCTCATCGTCCCTGTCCTCGGTAGGGTTTCTTCCAGTTCTTCCCCGCTTTGTGGGTTCCCTGCTTCTTCTTTGCGTGTACCCCCGGACGCGAGATGCTGCGTTCTATCCGGAGCGGTTGCGCCTGTGCTTTAGCCTTCGCCATCGAGCGGTTGCAGATTTTGCAAAGCTTGTACACCCGCCGCGACCTCGGAATAAGGTCGAGAAACAAGATAGTTTAGGAGGGCTTCCCGCAACTCCGCGCTAATTACGTAGTTCATGGCCGTTCGCCGGGCTGTCCGGGTTCGTATACGTCCACCGCTCCCGTGAACGGGTTCACGTCTTCAGGTCCCGCCGTGGTTACATTTTGCAGGATAGGCAACTTCAGGCGCTCGTACGCTTCGGTGATGTTGTAGCCGTTAGTTGTGAATGGCCAGTCGTCGTGCCGGAATACTTGGCTCCTATATTCGAGGGCCTCGGTCCCTTGTAGGCGCGTCGCCTGCTGGGGCCACCCACCTAGGAATACCTCCGCAACCTTGTTGTGCCAGTCGATATTTAACCGGGTTACTTTCCAGTAATTCAGGTCCACGCCGTAGGCTGTGGTAATTGTCTTTTGAAGTGCCATTATGCGCTAATTATTCCTTTGGTTTTTAAGTCAACGATAAGCGTTCCAAGGATGTCTGCAAGTTCTTCTACCGTGGTGGCGTTTGCGTCGCACGTCCGGTCGGTGGTGAGGTTGGTGAAGGTGGTATATCCCGTTTGCGCCAGTCCTACGGTACCACCTGCGAATCCGTACCCTCCGTCATCCCGCACGACAAAGCGAGCCGTGCCGCTGCTATTTTCAACTCGTATTGTTTCGTTTGTTCCCGTGCCTTGACCTCGAACAGTTAAAGACGTGGTAGAAGTTGGGGCTGTATTTAATATGCCCATCGAGCCGGAACCCAAAAATGTAAATCTTTGGGTGGCATTATTGAAAATAGCCAAAATCTGGTCGGAGGCCGCGAGGTTCTGTGTTCCGCTACCTGAACCCGTGGTTTTCGCTCCAAAGAATCTAACTACGTCTGCGGTGGGTGTGGTAGAACCCTGATAGCCCCCTAATGTAAAACAGTTGCCGCCAGCAGAAGCGGCCAATTGTGTAAGGCCTCCGTTGGAAGGAACAGCCCCTACGTGGGTTTGAATATTTAAGACGTTATTGCCTCCAATGTTTTGCGCTACTGAATTACTGAAGGTGGTATTTATCATCCGAATCGACGGCCTCCAGTATTCCGCTTTTGAGCCAATTAAATCTAGAGTCACGGTGTTAGACGCTACCGTGCTTTGCTCGGTTATTGTAACCGTGCCTCGGTCCATAACCTCAAAGCGTGCCGTCCCTCCGCTATCTTCTGTCCTCAAGGATAAACCCGTAGTAGTTCCCGCGCCCCGCACTTCCATTGTTGCCGTAGGGGAAGTATCCCCACCTACCGAAAGGCGGTTATTCGTAGCGTCGTAAAAGAGAGCCGCCTCCGCCCCAAACGAGCCGGATGCGTTGTACTGAATTTGTCCGTTACTACCCGCCGGACTGGTTGAGCCTCCTCCGGTTGCAGCAATGGTTACTGTATCATTTACCGCATCAGGTGTTAAGGTAATATTCGTCCCCGCAATCAGTGTTAATGTATCCGAAGCGGAATCTGCTACTATTTGGGTAGACCCTATCTGAACGGTGCTAAATGCATTTCGCGTACTCCAAGAAAGCGTACCGGCCCCGTTCGTTTGTAGTACCTGTGCGCTGCTTCCGTCGGCAGAAGGCAGCGTGAAGGTGGTGCTGGCGGTTAGCTGTGCGGGTGCCTGTAAAGTGACTCCAAACCCCCCATTATTTGGGGCTTCCAGTAATGTGATAGATGAAGACAGTGCCCCGTCTGTCGAGCGGATTGTAGTATCCGGTAGAACTACCGAGCCGCCGGTAAGTTCAACGACGCTCACGCTCGAGGACGTAAAAAAGAAATCTTCGCCGTTTAGTTCAATACTTCGGGTGCCGCTTAAGGTAACGTTGTCGTCATCGAGCCGTGCGCTGTCAAAGGTTATAGTATCGGTTCCGCTTGCGGTGGTAATAGTCATTCCCCCGGCTGCGACCAGCGTGAGGGTATCGCCAGCGCTGTCCGCTATCACGTTCGACTGTCCGGATACGGCGATGTTGCTGAATGAGTTAATCGTGCTGGCAATTGTGATGCTATCCGCCCCCGCGTTAGTGGTAATATTTACCCCCGTTCCTGAAACGAGGGTAACGGTTGCCCGCGTGTCGTTTGCTACTACGTTAGATTGTCCCGACACCGCAAAGGTTCCGAACGCGGGCTCTTCGTTTCCGGGGGTCCACGTCCGTACGTATAGGCGTCCGGTATTTTGTTGTGACCGTGTAACCGTTGCTACCGGGATAGCCGGAACGCCCGCCGTGCTTGAGAGTTCCCCCGCCGTCCCAGAAGCGTATAGAATCGTTCCTATGGCGTAGGCGTTCGTATTGATTCCCCGAAGTTCCCCGTACGTACGTGCGTGGCCTGTTCCTCCGATAGCCAACTGGTCCTCCGCAAGTCCTACCAGATACATAGGGCTATCTACATCCAAGTCGAACAGGCCTACCGAAATTTTGTCTCCGTGGCTGCCTATGGCCTTGAGTAGTTTACCCTTCGCAATTACAGACCCTGAACCGTTGAATACTGCCATATCGAGAGCGCGAGGCGCTCCGTTAATCCACTCCGCAGAAACTTCGTCGTAAATCAACGCGTCGTGGTCCAGAGGGTCCGTTATCGTGACGTCATCGAGGTCATCGAGGGAACCTCCGCCGCCTCCAGTCGTTAAACTAACTACCCCGTTCCCTTCGTCCGTGAGGGTTCCGTTCGCTACTTTGATAGTATTAACCGAAAGCACATCCACCGTCCCGTCCTGCGTGAGCATCCGCAGAAGGCCCCTCCGTGCGTAGACGAACCCGCCCCCTTCAGGTTGTACCCCGTCGATAGGAGCGTCGCACGCGCTACGGTCGTACGGAAGTTGGATTCCCAGTTCCAAAAGTACCCCCGCGAGGACGTTCGACCCCGCTTCTTGCAAAGGGGTGACAGTGGCGTTTACCACCTCGTAATCCTCCGAGAAAATGAAGATATTACCCCCGTTCGCGATATCTGCGAGGATATCCTCCGCGCATTGTTCCGCGTCGCTTACTATCTCCTTTTGCCGCTCTGTCTTTGATTCGTAGTGGCTGGGGAGGTCGAAGATATATACCTCAAAATCCAGCGTTTTCGTCGTGTCCTCGTACGTAGCCCCCGTATAGACTACGTGCATAAGCGGGTATGAATCGAACTTCTGTAGGTCCACATCTTCCGGCGACCCAAACGAAAAGGACCGGATAAAGAAGTGGTTATCTGCGAAGTCTTCGAACCGCTTTATAATGGTGTTTAGAGTAATCATTACGGGGTGTTTTGGGCCTTAAAGGAGGATATTACCGTCTTTGCTTTAACTCGTGTGCAAGGTCTTTTAAGAACGCGAGGTGTTGGAGGGTGACGTTAATCGGCTTTTGCGTAACTTCTTCCATGCGGAGGAAACTCTCTCCCGAAAGTTGGTAGAGGACCGGGTACCAGCCCCACTTGTCTGCGAGTGCAGAACCGCTTCCCCCGCCTCCAGTAAAGACGCTTGCAAAGTCTGTAGACGTACGATTCTTGTATTCCAAAAAAAAAGCAGGGCACCCGAAAAGAGGTCGGCGGGCATCTTCTTAAACGGCTCCGCGTCTTCTTTGGCGGTGTATGCCTTCAGCTTGTATTCTTTGCCTACGTGGTATTTCATAGGCCGATAAAGGACGGCCATGATGCGGTGCGCGTTTGCCCAGAAGTCTTCTTGATAGCTTTCGCAGTCTATCCATTCTCCCGTGGTGAACTCGTCCCAGTCTTTGATAAATCCGTACTTCTTCCCTTCGAGGGTTATGATAGGTTCGTGGCGCGCTTCTTCGGGGATGTGGTTTACGCGGTTAAGGATTTCGTAGATGTCGCCCATCGGAATGGTGCGGGCTTCCTGTTCCGAAATATCACAAACGGCGCAAACCTTTTGCAGGTCTGTCGACTTCGTGCAGAGGACCTGTAATTGACCGAGGGTGAGTTGGCTCCAGTTGGTAGGGTAACGCATCGAGGAAATAACGGGAAGAAGTGATTTCCTCAAAGTTAGGGCATAAAAAAAGGCCCCGGAGGGCCTTCGCTTCGTTTAGGCGATTGTGTACCGCTTTCCGTCTACCTCTGTCCTTCCGCTGAAATTCTCGATGTACCCGGTTTCAGTAAGAACTTCAACCCATGTACCGAACTGGTCCGAGGTTTGCCCGATAACCATTAATCGGAAGTCAACGTTAAACGAATCGTTGTAAAGGACTGTCGTGCCGAAGGGGAGGTTTGAAAAGGTCATGTTTTCCGTTTGTTTGATGAAGCAAAGATAGGACACCACTTCTAACCTTCCAAACTTTTCCCTAACTTTTTTTCATCCTATCCGGTACCTCCCGTAGTTCGGGTTGCTCTGGTTAAACATAGCCGCATACCTCGCCGCATCTATGGCGTGGTTAAACGCGTCTACCGGTTCGTTAAGGTTCTTCCCGTTTTTGTCCTCCTTCCACTTGTAGTTCCGGAGTTCCTTTATCAGGTTCAGCGAACGGGACGTAACGGCCAAAGGCTTCGAGTGGAAGAACTGTATTCCCGCACGTACGGAGTCGGGACCCTTCCGCGCTGGGTGTACGTTCATACCGTACCCGTGTAGTTCGTCTATAGACTTTGGTTCGGCGCTGTCTGCGATTACCGTGTTCTTCCCGACCTCCGATTCGAGCAGTTGGAATATCTGCCTATTCGAAAGGCCGTTCTGGTATAGTACCTCATCGAGCAGGAACGCCTCCCCGTCCGAGTAGACCGCTACGCACGCCGTCGGGTCGTTCGTGTATCCGAAGTCGAGGCCGTAGGCTACCAGCTTAAACCGTGGGTCTACGGTTTCGGTTTGGCTCCAGTGGGTGAGGATTGTGGTTCGGGATTGTCCCCGCTCTCCGAGTCCGTAGATTCTCCAGTAGTTGGGGTCGGCCACTTGTAACCGTTCAATCTCGGTAATGAGGGACGGTTCAAGGAATGGGTTATCTCGGAACGTCGACTGAAAGAACGTGGCATCTTCTCGAGGTATTACGTGGTCGTATATCCAGTGGAATTCGTCGGAGGGGTTGTAGTCCAAAAGTACTTTACCCGTGGTTCGGATAAGCAATTGCCTGAAGTCTTCGAGGTTTAGTTCGTTCGCCTCGTTTATGAAAAGTACGTCCCGTTTGCGTCCGCGTATCTTCTGGGGCTGGTCGATACTAATAAACTCTATCAGGTTCCCCTCGAGGATATAGGTCGCGTCGCTTTTGTTGTGGTTTACTTCTGTATAGATTCCTTCGCGCTTGAGTACATCGAAGAAGTCCCGCATAACGGAAGCGCGGAGTGCTGGGAAGGTCTTTCGGCAAATGGTGAGTACCCCCCCGCCGTTTGGATTCCTGTAACAGAACTCGACCAGAGAAAGAAGGATAGAATACGTTTTACCCGAACGGGTACCTCCTTGGTGTACCTGTATCCGGGTCTTACAGTTGCGTACGTCGTAGTACGTCTTCGCGAGTTTCAAAGGCCTTCCCCATTAAGCCATGAAAGGGGCGAGCGTTCCGTTACCTCGATTTCCTGCCGCTCGATATATCCCCGCTTCTTTCCTTTGGTCTTCAGGTAGAAGATAGTCGCGGCGGGGTTGCCCTCTTTTACGAGTTTGTATAGGTGCGATTCTGCGAAGTCGATAACGCTTTCTTGGATGGATTCTACCGCCGCTTTATACTCTGGGTCTTCTTTCATCCAGTTGTAGTGGCTTTTGCGGTCTATATCTGCTGCCTTTGCCGCAGTGGAAACTATACCTAGGCTCCTTTCGAGAGCATCGAGCATGTTCTTTTTGAGCGTGGAAAATGTGGATTCCATAGTTAACTAACGAGTTCAGCCTTCTTTCCTGTGAAGTTCTCCCACGCTTGAATGACTACCGCTATTTGTGTGGTGTTTTCTGGTAGTGCGTGTTCCTTTACTTGGAGGGTGTGTTCTCCTAGTTTCCACTTCTGGTCCTCCGTGTCCTTTTCGCGAACCTCGGTCTCTTCTTCAGGGGTCCACACATCGAGTCCCCAGTCCTCCAGTTGGTTTGCGTCCCACTCATTCGCGAGGATGTCCCAGTCCCATTCTCCGTATCCTACGTTATCCTTGATTATAAATTCTTCTTGCTGGGAATCGAGCCACGAAACC